ATCTCGTGCAGGAATCTGTTGCAAATTGGGGTTACTTGAACTAAAACGTCCAGTAACAGTTCCACCACCATCAGATCGTAAGGAGTGAAAATCGCAATGTATTCTGCCATTATGAGAATGTTCAAGAATAGTATCAACAAAAGTCGTGTTGGCTTTGTTTATCTCTCTAATTTTTATAATTTTTTGAGCAATAGGATGAGTATTGTTCGCCAGAAATTGTTTTGTAAACATGGGTGCCCCGGACTTTTCTGTGCGAGAGTACGGAAGTTTCACAGCGTCAAAGACTTTTGCTACAGATGTGGCGACCCACGGTTCAAGGACAATTCCAGTTTCATTGACTATTTCATCTATAAGTGATTTCTCTAGTTTAGCTAATTCTTTTTTAGTTTTGTGTGCTTTGTCAACATCAACACGAACACCTTTAGTTTTCATTTCAAACAACACAGGTAACAAATCTGTCTCTAATTCAAAAATGCTCGTGCATTCCTCTTGAGTTATCTTCTTTCTTAAATGATCCCAAAGTTTTAAAGTTATTAAAGCATCTTGCTCAGCATACTTACCAACATATCTAGGAGGTAGTTGCCACATACCAGATTTAGGATCAACACCGAACTCCTCAGCCGCAGACTTTAATAGCTTTTCATCCTTGTATTCTCCGAGATAATCACGAGCAAGAGAATTAAGATTATACCATTTTCTATTCTCATCTAACAAAGGTGCTGCAATCATAGTATCTATGACCTTGCCTTTTACTTCTATTCCTTCTGCTCTAAGCCAACCTAAGTCATATAAAGCATTGTGAAATACTTTAGTGATAGTCGTGTCTGCACAAAGTTTTTTTAGCCAATTGTAAACAGTGTTCTTTGGCATATTTCCTACCTTGTGAGCCGTAGGAAAATACCAAGCACTGTCGCCAGCCCCCACAGCTATACCTATTATGTGCCCGTCTTTCCTTGTCCACCCCGGCCCAAGTTTTAATAGGTTTGTATCTTTAGTTTCTAGGTCTATAGATATGGTTTTATGTTGAGATAAATCCGGAAGTGTTTGAGGAGGTGTCCAATCCGAATCTATATTGCCCCAAGCTACATCTTTTATGTCTTGATCTAGTAGATGATATTGATCATGATTTATCATTTATAATTTCTCCACCAAGTGCCGCATAACCTATAACGTCTGTCCAAGAATCGTCCTTTGAAATGTCTTCGGCAAGACGAGCAACCTTGACACCTATCATACAAGCCACAACTTCTTCTGGAGTGATTGCACCATTTAATTTTTTATCTAAAAGTATAGTCCATATATCGGCTATACGTTGATGATTCTTTTTAGCAGGACCATACTCCTTGGCTCTTTGTCCATTGATTAGTTTCTCTGCTTCCTTCAAGAAGAATTCTCTATCTTTTTTCATATGTTAAACCTATGTAATGCATTTGATTCGATTAAGTGAAGTGCTTTTTTAGCACGAGTTGCTCCCACATAGAAAGTTCTTATTTCAGAATCTTGGTCTAAACTTTCTACACAAGCCTTGGTTGAGTCAAGAAGTAGAGCTACGTTATCCGCCTCTCCACCTTTGGCTTTGTGAATTGTCGATATCCGAATCCTCGGAGTCCCCGTCAGAATTCTCTCTCCTCGTCTCCTCACTGACATTATGTATGCCACTTCCTGATCCGAGACTTTCAAGACTTTCTGCCACGGTGTCTCGTGTGAGACGTTCAAAGAGCAACTCTCTATGATATCGTTTAGAGTATAAGTTTGTTCTTGATCTAGGGAGGATAGGGTTTTTCTCCCAGACTTGGATATAATATTGGGGTTCAATATCTTCGCAAAGTTCTTCAGTTCTGATGCAGACAAGCTTTGGTTTTTGCATAGTTTAAGCCATACCTCTATTCCGTTGATAACATTTGGGGAAATAGACCAACCAGTGCCTTCTCTCCAGTAAAGATATCCATCTTCCTTGAGACGATTACATACTTTGTTTGTGATATAATTAGTTCTTGCAAGTACCAACCATTCGCCACTAGTTAAGTCTACATCAAGTATATCTCGATGCCATGTTATCGTGCCATCTTTTTTAGCGGGTTGCCAATCTTTTGTTTGTCTGGTAGACACTTTTTTTATTAAATTCTGAGAGAAATCGTGCACGGCACTCGGTACACGGAAGGATTGTTCCAAAAATAATTTATCTTCACATGAATTTAAAAAGTCAGAGACTTTCACACCCATCCAAGTATATATAGCTTGATCATCATCTCCCGCATAGTATACTTTTTTGGAGTTTGGAACTAAAACTTCCTTAACCATACGCCATTGTAAAGGAGCTAGGTCTTGTGCTTCATCTATAATAAGCAAATCGAATTGAGGCGAAGTTCCTTGCCTTATAAATTCTTCAATCATATCCACAAAATCTAATTTGTTTTTAGCTTGTTTATAATCACGGTATGCTTTATTTAATTTTTTTAGTTCTTGCCAATATAAAGTGTGATCCCAAGAATCATTAAACTGTTGCTCCAAAGACACTTCTCTTACACGAGCCATTTGTACAAGAGACATATACTTGTCCCCACCTGCTCCTATCTGAAATAAAGGTCCTTCTTCTATATTAAGTGTAGGTGCTGATCTAAACTCCAGACCAACAAGCTTACCTAAATCATTATAGTCTGCCCCTTTAAATACTTTTTTAATATCTAAACCTAGCCATGTAAAAGCAAGCGAGTGCAGTGTTCTAAAATAGATCATTTGCTTTACATCCAAACCAAGCTCTGTCGCTGATCTATCTCTTGCCTCTGTAGCAGCTTTACGACTAAAAGACATGAAAGCTATTTTAGTAGGATCCATTCCACCTTGAATGCTCTTTTTAATAATATCGATCAGAGTTGTGGTTTTACCTGTGCCCGGAGGTCCAAAGATTGCCGTTTCTTTCATGCCCACTTAGTCCAATCTATAGATTCTTCGCCTGTTTCTATATAGTTTTTTATCATTTCTATATTTCTATTCATTTCTTGATAGAAGACTAACTCTGCTCTTTCTTTTCTGGTCAATGAGAAAGGTTGTTTTCTTAAAGTTTGTTCAACAACTTTAAAAGTGTGTTGATATTCATCTAGAACTTCGATACATGTTTTATATTTTTTTCTCAAAACGGTGCCTCACCAGCTTCTATCTTAATACTTTCAATTTCAACTTCTGAAGCAAACTCTGGGATCCACCAAACACGAATTGTTTTCCAACTGCCTGTTGATGTTTTAAATCTTTTCGTTACAGAACTATCTCCATTGTTTATTTCTTTTAGTCTCTCTTGCACTTGTGCCCTTGTGTAAACGTCAAACTTTTTCTGTCTCATAAACTCCATGAGAGATTCAAGTCTAAAGTAAGTCTTGCTTTCTTCTGCTTCTGTATATGGTTTACCCAACATAACTTCTTCAAAAGTTTGTGCTTGAACTCTACCTGTGCAATAAGTTTCTAACAGAGAAACAAACTGACCTTTGTATGTAAGTTCCTCGGGTACATTTATTTCATTACAATTTTCTAATAAATTATTTATTTGTTCTTCCCATAAACTATCTTTTAATTTAGGAGGCATGAAGTTTAATTGCTCCATACATGCTCTTTGAAATAGTCTCGGAGTTTGTAGTTCATCTGTTGTAAGTTCTAGTCTTCTCCCGCCTATATCCACGAACCATAGTCTAGGCTCCGATAAAATAACAGACAGTCCACTGATCGTAGGCATCGAACTAACACCTATTCCATGTTTTAAAGTTCTACAGACACCTTGGTTACAATGAGAAGACATAGGTTCTTCTTTACAAAGATACTGATACTCTTTCTTCTCTAATGTGTTTTGTATAGCAACAACTTCTGATGCAGTTAAAGGTGGAGTAAAATCTTTTGCATTGTGCTCTTCTAGTTTTGATTTCCAATCTTCGGGAAAAGCTTTTTGTAAAAAAACACCAAGATGAAAAGCAGCTCTATTCCTACCACCTTCAAAAATACCCACCGATAATAAAGAACGTAAACACGGAACATAGTTCGGATACAATTCAACAGGCCCACCAATTGGTAATTTTAAAAAATCCTGGGGATCTGTTTTTATTCTGTGTATTTCTTCGATGAATTCTTGTAATGATGCATCCTTGTACTCTCCTTCTTTTTTGAGTATCGCATAGCGGAAAGTTTGCTCAGAGTCAAAATACGGCAAATTAATGAAGTTACCAACATCGCCCCTCTCGACAAGAACCTGTTCTTGCTTCGGAAATATTTCACACC